TTATAATTATATTATGAAAAAATATGATGCATTGAATCTTGATACAATAAGAAACTCTAAAAATTACACAAAAGAGTTTAAAAAAGCAATGGATGTTGCTAATGAACTTATTGAAATGCGGACCAGACTTTCAAATTTCCATGATATGGTAATACGTATTCAAACGGAAGCTCTTGAATTCTACAACAATATCAAATGTGTATTGATCGAGGAGATTGAAAATTATGGAAATCAAGATTAAATCTGATGAAATCGAAAGTATTTCTGGAGGATTGGAATATTTGCTAGAAGGTAAATATCTGGTCCAAATTCCGGAACTCTCTAAACTTCAACGAGAAGAAATAGAGAGTGGTAAAAAATTTCCATTTTACAAAATAACTTTGAAAGATGGAAACATTTGGTATGTTGGATATTTCAATAGAAAACGTCCAAATATATCACCTAAATTGGTTAGACACTATTCGAAAAACAAACCAAGAAACTATGGTCCAACATCAATTACAATCAAATGTAATAGGACTCTAATAATTCCTGGTTCAGTATTCGTTTGTATCTAATCTAAAAAGAGGGTTCGTCCCTCTTTTTTTATTTATATATTTAAATACTAGAAAACATCCTTGTATATAGAGAGGTGATTAATGGCAACGCTTCTAGAAGATTACAAACAGAAAGTGTTTGAAACTTTGAAGACGACCTATAATGGTCAAGTAAGTGATGAATGGTTAAAGTCGTACGTTAACCAATTAGTAGATCGGAAAGTACAAGACAAACAGCTCGTAGCTCATTGTCGCAATTTGTATAAGTATGAATGGCAGTTGGAAAGAGATCCTAATGAAATTCCTAATGAAATTGAGAGGGATCATCTTAATATTTTAGCAAATGGTACTCTTACAGAGAACTGGAACCCTGCAAGTTATTATATTATTACTGACTGGATGGACTCTCGAGCTGTATTCAAAAAGAAAATGCTCGAAGCTAAGAATGCTGGTAATATGGATGACTACCGTGAATATAATAATAAACAGAATAAAGTAAAAGCCAATACAAACTCAATTTATGGAGCATCGACTATGCAGTCATGTTTCATTTCAAATATTGATATGGGTGGCTCTATTACAGCTCAAGCTCGTAACTTTATTTCTGAGCAGGTATTTACAATTGAACGCTTCTTAGCTGGAAACTTTGTATTTGAAAATGTAAATGAAATCATGACTTGGATTAATCAGATTTTCAAAATCAAAGAACCATTATTTACACCAGAAGCTTTATCTATTATTGATTATATTCCAACACCTGAAGATTGTCGAACGAGATTTGTTATGATGACTAAAGATGTTGTAGGTATAAGAAAAAGTCTTAACAAAATCACACAGTCTACATTCTTGATGTTCGAAATGATGCCTGATTGGAAACGTATTGCATTCTTTTATGCAAACAACCCTGTGGAACTTATAAGAAGAAATAGAGTCGTGTATGATTTAGTAAATAGACTTATTGAAAATGGAATCGAATTCATTAATCCGTATGAAATTCCAGAAGGAATGAAAACCGATTTGGAACAACTTACAGATTATATGAAAACATTCGCATTTGCAACAGTTATTAACTATAACCGTGTTGAAAAGTATAAAACTCGAAAACGTAAATGTTGTGTTGTTGGAGATACAGATTCAACAATGCCATCACTTTACGAAATCGTATTAAATACATTGAAAATTTATGGTAAAGAAAATCTTATGGATGATATGACTGTTCAAATTCGAATGACTATGATATTCGTTTCGTTAGTAACAACACTTCTCGATGAATGTTGTCATAACTATGTTGAATGTTGTAATTCGTTCCATCCAGAAGATCGTTTCTTTATGTATATGAAAAACGAATTCTTCTTCCCAATTATTCTGTTATTCCCTGTAAAGAAAAATTACATCGGAATACAAACTATTCAGGAAGGTAAAATGATCCCAGAAGATGCTCAACTTGCAATTACTGGTAGAGCATTAGGTTCATCAGGCCTCAATGAATATGTGTCGTCACATATCATTAGTCTTCTTCAGAATATGGTTCTTAAAGCAGAAAAATATGATCCTGTTAACATTCTTCATGGCGTCCATGAGATTGAAGATCATATTGCTCAATCAATTAATGAAGGAGATAAAAGTTTCGGAGTATTTGCTCGTTATAATGGTATTAATAACATTAAAGATCCTGAAAGAACTGCGGCAGCACGTTCTAGTGTCATTTGGAATTTATTATATCCTGAGGATTATATAGTTCCTGGTGATGCTGTTTACATGTTTGATACAACTCTTATGTATGAAACAGATCTTGATCGAATTGATCCGAAATTTAATGATATTAAGGAAAAGATTAGAAAGAATGTATTTAGAGTTAATTCTCTTAATATGGACTTCTCTAACTTTGGTTTAAAATCGTTTGCAATCCCGGCAAATGGTAATACAAAGGTTTTACCAGAATGGATTATTCCATTTATTAATATCGATTCAATGATTCAAAAACATTTGCAACCGATTACATCTTTGTATTCATCGTTATTGCTTTCACCAGCAAAATATCAAGCTGAAGGAAGTGGAACAAAGAAAATGGGAACAAGTACCCTTATTAGATTTTAGGAGGAAAAAATAATGGGAAAGAATTCAGGAAGAAATGCTGGCGGATCATATTCTAATCCGAATAGTCGTGCTCGTAGCCGAAAAGAATATGAGAAAAAGCATAATGGAACAACAACTTATTCATCATCGAATGGATCTAAAAAGAGAAATACTCCGAATAAAAAACCATCTAATGAAAAAATAAAAGTTCAGACAGCTACTATGTATGGTTCACACACAGATAAGAATGGTAATGTTGTAGATAATTTGACTGGTAAAGTTTATGGAAAAGCTAAAACTCCTAGATCTAAAGTTTATAATACATCTGTAGAATCTAGAAAGATTGATTACCATAAACCTAAAAAACCAGAAGCAAAAATTATAATCTCTACAAATAATTTCAATGATTTGTACATTGAATTACCTATTCATATGGGCCATTTCCATAAAATTGGAAAACAGTCAAAGAAGTTAATTTATAACTTCTTTGAAATGAATTCTTGGTGTATTCCATATCTTAATGATAAAATTACATCGTTTAGAGGACAGCTTCCTAAATCGATGGAAAAAATGCTTAAGATAATCACCAAACATAATTTTGATAAAAAGAAATATTATTTCGACTTTTCGAATCTTGATGTGTTGAATATTGCTAATAAAGATTTATTCTTCTATAAAACAAAGCATCCAACAACTAAAAAGGTTCAATGGCGTTTGCGTATTAATGTAGCAGCATTCTATGATAGTTATGCTGAACATTGTAAACGAAATGGTTACAGCATCCCATATTCAATTCATATCAATCATTTGATTTATGAAGATGTATTTGCTGATATTGAACCTGATGCTACATATCCAATGAATAGTAGAATGGCATTTGTTGTTTCAATGAATGGTGCCGTTCGACCTATTGAACCTTATCATAAAGTTAAATATGTATTGTTTAACAATGATAAAAATAAACGCAAAGCAATGGATAAAAAATTAAATAAAGATTATATTAATAACCAGTTTAACAAAATTGTTATTAAAGAAATCCCAATGTCAACTAAACATTAATTAAAATATCAAATCTAGATAGGACTTCGGTCCTATCTTTTTTTATTTAATTTATATATTATAATAATGAATAATCCTATGGAGGTAAGTTAAATATGGAAAATAAGATGTTAGAATCTATTTGTAAATTTGTAAAAATGTTCGGTTCGGCTGAACCAACATATATGTCTAAAGGACGTACATACAAATTGGAAATAAATCTTGATACTGTAGAAATTGGTAAATCTGTTACACAGTATGAAGGAATCGTTACTAGGTTCATGGACTTTGTATACGATCCTGCAAATGGATTTAAAATGAAGGTAAGCGCTTCTAAAATGTTCTATATGTATTCTATATCGAATTATGATCCGGATCGGATGTTTCATCTGCTTCCGAAGAATAAAAGGCTGTTGCCGGATGGAATAGGAGCATTATGTATCAAGATTCCAACTCCAGAATATGATAAAGTTATTGGAAGGGATTCGTCCGGAAATCCAAAGATTAAATTTAGTGATAAGGAATTTAAAGTTAACTTGTATCCTAAATATCTTGAATTAAGTATATCGGATTCATCTGACGCTATACCGGATTAACAACCAATAAAACTTTAGAAAAGAAGGTGTGAGAAATTCACATCTTCTTTTTTTTTATTTTTTTAATACTTATATATTACTTCTATATGACAAGAGGTGTGTATTATGAATATGCAAACTATCGTTATTGATCGAATAAGACGTAATGAGAATATGTTTGATGATAAAACAAATAATCTCAAAGAATTAGGTTTTGTCGATTATAAACGAACCATTCAATTATTTATTAAAGAAATCGAAAAGATTAATGGAATTCCTGATAGAAAAGTTCAGGAAATAGCAGCGTTGATTATAAATTATTCTATAGTCGATATTGATTCAGATTCGAGACTTTATAATAAGACTGTGTATTTTTGTGATGTGGAGTTTCCAAAAGATTTGGATATGAAAGCTATATTGAAAAACATTGAACAGTTTATTGAAATAGCTTATATTAGACCTACATATGCATTTCAAACAGCTCATATAATCCGTCCAAATGGCTATGTTGATTTGGGGTTGACGATGTGTGATTTATCTGTTCCGGGATTATCGGGAATAGTTAACTTTGCAAATAACAAAGGAGACTTTACTAAATTTAAAGATCAGATATACGGAAACGCATTCAATCCGAAATATTATAATAGAATGGATCGATGTTTAGAAGAACATAAACAAAGAAGTGGAAATATTAATGAATTTGTGGATAATAACACTAAAATATTTTGTAACACTTTCGGTTCAACAGTAGTTGAAAATTTTATAAATAATGAAGTGAATACAAGGATATATATTAATGCTAGAACACGAACTCTTAACGATTTCATTAATGAAATATTCCAAAAACTTCTTTATATTGGTCTTGAAAAGTTTGAACTTGTTGTAAGAAAGATGAATGGTAAAATCGAATTCAATGTTGTAAAATGTGGATTCTTTTCAGTATTTGATAAATGTATCAAAGAAGATTATGTAGAAGAAATTCTATCAATCTGTGAAAAAGAATCTATTATCATTGATGCAAAAATTGAAGAAGATTTTTACATGATATATTCATTCGATAATAAGTTTGCAATTCTTGATTATTATTTCGAAGAAGGTGGAAATAAACGAGAAGTTAGAATTTCTAAACCAATTTACCATCTTTATAATGAATTCTCAATTGAAACAGAAGACATTATGAATAATACGGAATTGGATGGTGAGATTGCTAAATTTGATATGATTGAAACTGCTGAACGTGAAGCAATGTTAAATCTTGGATGTGATCCAAAAGATTTACAATCTATGATCGATATGATTGATGGATGTACTCACACAGTGATGAATTTAATCGAAACTTCTAATAGTGAAAGAGCTCGTTTATCTGTGGATGACAAGCTATGGCAAAGAAATCTTCTAGAATCGAAGTAAAAAAGAAACCTGGTAGGAAACGAATAATTCCTAAAGAATCCAAAGCATTAAAATATCTCTACTTCATAAAAGTAAAATTTCAAGGTAGAGATGTTTTAAAATTTGGTATTTCTAATAATTTTATAAGACGTACTAAAGAATACAATAATAGTGAAACTGTTGGATTCTTTATAGATGTTTTTCATTTATTTAGATGCAACAATCCTAAACAAATTGAAACTTTACTTAAATGGCGAATGAGAGCTAATAAAGTTAAAGCTATACACAAACAAGAATATTTTGAATTAGAACATCTAGATTATCTAGTTGATCAAGCTCACAAATTTGCAGAGGATTTTAATATTAGACTTAAAGAAATTCAAATATCTGATATTAAAATTTGATATTTCGAACAATATTTTTATATAGAAATTTAATATAGGAGGGCCTAAAATATGGCTGAATCTAAAGAAGAAGTTAAATCAACTTCAGAATTAAACGTACCAGAAAATGTACGTGTACTTGAATCTATTGGAAATAAAATCAATGAAATCGTTGGTTCTAAAGATTATGAAAATTTGTTTATGAATGAACTTGGTAATCTTTCTGTAGATCTTCAGAAAGATAGTGAACAGATTGAAAAAACAGGAAAATCTTCATATACTTTTGAACAGCGTTCTCTCATGTCATCAGAAATCTGCGCATTAAATATGCTGGATTCTGCTCTTGGAAATCTTATCAATATCATTAATCTTCGTTACAGAACAGAAATTGAAATCGCTGCTGCTAAGGCTGCTATGGAAAAAGCTAAAGAAGAGGAAAAGAAAGATGAATAATTCTGAAACAGATTCAATGAAAGATTACGAAGAACACGTTCGTAGTAATGAAAATCTTCGTGATAATATGGATGGGCGTGTCGTTGAGCCCCGTAAAGAAAGATCTATGGAAAATTCCACAGAATCTGAAAATCAGCGAGATCCTGCACAGTCAATGGGTTAATAGGAGAAAATAAAATGGCAGTAGAATCTAATGAAACAAAAAGAAACGGTGTATATCATTTGAATGTACAGATGTCTGATACAATGTTCAGTTACAAAAAACCTGCTGATGGAAAAGCTTACGCTTTTGTAAATATCAATTATTTCGATGGTAAAGTTACACTCCATTTTAAACGTGGAATTACTTCAGAAAATGTCCTCGATCTTAATTGCTATCTTCAGTCTGCTAAAGCATTTGATGTAGCTCGTATTCTTGAAGGAATTATGGGTAGACGTCGTGAAGCTTATGCTGCTGGAAAAAATTATCAGTCTGATGAAGTTTATAAAATTCCAACAACTTCATTCCGTGATGGAAAAGAAATTCCAACTGGTACACTTATCATTGATACAGAAATGTATGATGGTATTCCAAGACTTCGTTTGACATACAATGATATTGAAAAGAACGATTCTATCGAAGTTGTTTTCAATTCACGCGTTCCTTCTGGAGAAATTGAAACTTCAACAAATCTTGATTACAAAATCGATTATGCTGATATCGCAGCTTATGAATTTGTAACAACTTTCAAAGAAGTTGTAAGTTCTACAGTATCAATCGCTTATCGTATTGCTGATGCTGCTGTTAACTCAATTTCAAAATACATCAGTTCATGTTTCCGTAATGGAAATAATGGTGGACATTCTGCTCCATCTGGTTATGGTGGTTCATCTAATTACGGTGGATCTTCATATGGTGGAGATATGGAAGATTCTCCATTCTAATAAATTCATAAATTGATTGAAGCTGGATATGTGAAAACGTATCCAGTTTCTTTTTTAGGAGATATATCTAATATGGATAATACATCTGAAGAAATGAAGACTGAAAAAGACTTCATTGAGAAAATGGAAGCTGCTAATAATGATCCTGCAATTAAAGCAGAAAATCCATCTCTTTCTCCTGCTATGGAAATGGCTAAGGCTGAACGAGAAAGAATGCAGCAGGAAATGGCTATTAGAGCTAAACAGGAAAATCCTGTGGTTAAAGAAGTGGAATTAGAAAATCCTTCTACAAACATTGAAGATTTACAGGCTAATTCTATTACAACTGAACAGTCTGTTTCAGATTTAGGAAAAGCTGCTAAATTTGAAGATCATGAAGTCAAAGAAGTTGAAGATAAGGTAGATGAACCTGTTGTTAAATCAGTCGATGATGATATTCCTTGGGGAAATGATGAACACGCATTCGATAATGTTCAGAATGATCCAGTTGTAGAAGAACAGGTTATTCCCACAGAACCTGAACCAGAACCAACTAAAGTTGTGGAAGAAGTTCGTGATGAAGAACCAAAACCTGAACCTGTTAAGAAAGCTTCAGAAAAAGAAGTATCAGTTATTTCTGCTACAGAAGCAGCAGTAATTGAAGAAGCTGAACAGTCAGCTCCTAAACTTGGTAAAGAAATTCTTGAAGACGATATCGATCAACGTATTCGTTCTGAAAATCTTGAGATTCGTAAGGCTAATGAAGTTCGTCTTGGTGGATCTGAAGATGAAGAAGAATTAACTCCAGAAAAAGTTATCGAAACATTCAATAATAACTATGAAGATTCTGAAGACAATATTGTTGAAGATGATTCTAAAACTATTGAAATTGTAGATGATACTAATCCTGAAGAAAAGAAAACAATCGAAACTTCAATTGATGCTGCTGCTAATGAAGAACGTGAACATCATTACTATGGTGGTGATGGTAAACAAACATCATTTAAAATTCGAACTGCTAAAGTAACAAAAATTTTAAGAAATATTAAAGTTGAAGATACTGATGGTATTACAGCTACAGATATTTCTAAGAAGTCTCAGAAAGAACAGCAGAATATTTACATGACTACAGTTCTTCCAACACTTCAGCCAAGTTACTCTGTAGTTCCATTTGTAGTTTCTGGCGTTGTAATTACAATGACAGCATTCCAGTGGGTTGATATTAAAGAAATTTGTAAGATTGATGAAAAGATTGATGATCTTGATCCTTCATCAGAAGATTACATTTATGAAAAGAATCTTGTTTTCCTTGAAAAACGTGAGAAACAGATGGATATTTTCTATCGTCATGTTTACTCTGTATCAGGATTCGAAACTAAACCTACTAAATATAAACTGTTTAACGAAATCATTAAATTCCCAGATTTCCAGCAGTTATTCTTCGCAGCTTATGCTGCAACATTCCAGAAACCAACTTCTATTGGTTTAACATGTGCAACATGTGGAGCTACTCACGATCTACAGGTAGGATCAAAAGATCTTTGTTTCCTTCTTAATAAGCACATTGATTATGAAAAATTAAATAAATACATTGATAGGGGAGCTATTAGCGGATCTTCAACAGCTGAAGTTTATGAAGAATTCCAGAAAGAAAAAATCGTAGAAGCTGCAAATCAGATTTTCCGTACTAAAGAAAAACTTCCTATCACATCATTTATTTACGAATTACAGGTTCCTTATGTAGGACAGGCTTATTCCGCTCTTGCAGAAATTATTGAGAAATTTAGAGATAAACCTCTCGAATATATTGATGAAGATACTCAGCAGATCATTACAATCGATTCGTCATTTGGTCTTCCTCCATATCTCATCGAATTGAGAAAATACCTCTATCTCAAAACTTTACTTGTTCCACACGTTGTTGATGAAGATAAAAATACAGCTAAAGTTTCATACATTAAGTTCGAAGATCTTGATGGTGTTATCGATTCTGTATACAATTTGTCTCCTGAAGATTATTCGTCACTCATGAATGATCCTCGTCTCAATAACATTATGAATATTTCTGGTATTCGTCATCTTATCGATGGTAAACAGTGTCCAGAACCTTCATGTGGATCTGAGTTAGGATTACTTCCTGTAGAACCTGAAACGCTTTTTTTTATGATCGCGCGGCAAAACTAGAACGTCTAGAACGTGAAATCGCCGCACTCGAAGGTAAGCGTGTCGAAGAGAAACGAGAAGATGATGCTGTAAACAAAGTAAATGAAAATAATCCGTTCTTTAGAATAACTAAGAAAGAGAAAAAAGTTCTGCATGATGTTATGGAAAAACAATCTGATAAAATCATGCAGAATATTCTCAATGCTTCTAAGTTACTTGAAGGACGATTTACATTTGATCAACTTCTCGAACTTGATATACCTAACTTTGAGAATATCGTAAATAATGAGTTTGCAAATATTGATAATTCTTATGCTGCGTTTAAACAGGATGGAACTATCAATGCTTATACTAGAAACGAAATATCGAATATGGATGATAAAGTGTTGCAAGAATTTAACCGTAATACAACCACACATTAACCCTGATTGTAATACTTAAATCTTATATTTAATTCGGAGTATAAAAATACACAACGATGGGTAAATCATCTAATTTTACATTCATTGACTTCATAACTGAAGTTGCTAAAGAATGTATACTTCCTAACGGAACAGAGGCATCTCCATATGATGTCGACTTCGCGAATCATTATCAATCTTTGTATAATTTTGAGAATGATAACAAGACGAAGAATAAAGTTCCTGAAATTACAAAAGTAATTCAGAACACTAAAAAGAAATCAGTAACAGCAGAATTTAAAGAATCTTCTGTTGTAGATGTAGATAAAGTTAAAACATATTGTAATGACCATAACCTAGAATGTGAAATTCAGGATGGTTGTTTGAAAACTGTAACTATTAATAAAAACTCTAAAGGAGTTGTGGAGGAACGTAAATGGACAAAGTAAACATGGAAGAATTTGCTAAATCAATTGATGAAGAAGCTAATGATCCTTCTAAAGTTATTAGTGAATCAAAGTTTAGTGGAGATTTCCAGGAAATGAAAATTTCCGATATTGGATTCGGTGCAAATGATTACAAATCATCTAATCCTAATATTCTTAAGAATGATGCAGTTGTACAGGAAATTGCTAAAATATCTGAAGCAGCAGAAACAGCTATCGCTCATACAATTGGACCTTATGCTGATAATACAATGATTCAGACATATTATACACGCGAAGTTCCTGTTTACAATACTCGTGATGGTTTCACAATTCTTAAAAATATGAAATTTACACAGCCGATTCCTAACGCAATCTTCAAGATTCTTAGACAGACTTCTGAATATATGAATGATCATATCGGAGATTCAACATCTTCTGGTATTCCTATTCAGAATGCATTGTATACCAAACTTGTAGAAATTTTCAAAACTTCAAATGAAGGTGGATGGAAATTCTCTCCAGTCGGTATTCGCAATATCTGTAAGATTTGTGGAGATGTTATCATTGAACATATTACAAATAATCCACTTTATCAGAAATCTTTTAATATCGCAGATGATCGTGAGTTAACAGATGAAGAAAAAGATGAAATTGTTAAGTGGTTAAGTAAAATCGCTACAATTTCAGCAAACAATGATTATAAAACCGGTGCAAAAATTGCTGAGCTTTATAGAAATAAACTTGATGGTCGTGGTGATGTAATTGTATTACGTTCATCTACTGAAGAAGAATATGTACAGGAAAGTGATGGATATTTGCTTACTGTAGGTCTTCTTGATCTTGAAGCTATGGCTAATACTCCTGATAAAACATCATGGGAAGCTGATAAACCATTGATTGCTATGTTTGATGGTAATCTTTATGAATCTGATCTTCCAGTATTCAAACAGATTGTTCAGACTGTAGCTTTCGATCTTAAGCGTCCTTTGTTTGTTTGTGCTACTTCATATGATAAGATGATCGCTGATTATCTTCGCAAATGTATTTCTGGTACATATTACAATGCGCTTGGTCAGGAACTTAATGATCCAAATTCTGATCCAGACTCAAGACCAGCAAAAGTTGATATTGCTTGTATCATTATGCGTAATAAAGAAATTGCAGATGTTGCAGAATTCGATGATCTTCGTATGATGACAGGTTCTAATCCATTCCAGTGTAGCATGACTAAACTTACACCATTCTCGGAAGAACGTGAAAGACGTTGTAAACAGATTGAAAATATGTTTGGTACATGTGAACATATTTCTGCTGGATATGCTGATGTTAACTTTATTGGAACAAAACCTAATAAAGAAGAATTTGACAAAAAGATCGATATGCTTAAACAGAAACTCGATGTTCTTAAGAAAGCTACAAATCATTTCAATGATTGGACAGTTGGTGATCTTAATGCTCGTATTGAAAAACTCCAGTCTAGAACAACTTATTTCTATTGTGGCGGTCGTACAGATACAGCAAAATATGCTCGTAAGCTTATTATTGATGATGCTGTACAGGCTGTTTCTTCTGCAATTAGAAATGGTGGTGTTTCTATTGGTAGTAACATGAGTGTTTGTCACGTCGTTCATCATAATATTGATATTCTTGTTGAAGAAATTCTTAATAAGATTATCGATGCTAAGATCAATATTACTGCTGCTGAAAACTTCAATAACGTTCGAACAATTATTCGTTTAATTCTTGAATCTATTGAATATGCGTTTGGTAATGGTTATCGTTATGCATTGTTTAATATGTATCGTGATGCTAAAAAGACAATGGCTAAATGGATGGGATGTGTTGGAAAAGACAAACCTTCTGTTTATAATATCATGACTGATAACATCGAAGTATTCGATGGTGAAGATCTTGACAAATGTACAACGCTCATTGTTCCAAAAGAAACAGATTCGTGTCTTATTAAGATTATTATCGAAACTGTTGGAGATCTCCTCACTGTAGGAAATATGATTACATTACTTTCTCCAAATATGGACCTTGAAGCTCTTCAGCTTAAACAGCTTGAAAGTGGTGCAGCTTATATGGCTCAGAATTCTGTTGGTACTATGTAATAAAACTTTGTTAAACATTACCTCCGGTTTATATATTATAATACTGGAGGTAAGACATGGTTATGTATATGCAGACTGAAGTCGATCCTTCATCAGGAGATTTATTATATAAATCTCCTAATATAACCACAGGATCAAGTCGTGTGAGAAAACAAATCTCATATGACGGTGATCTTATGGATCGGCTTCATAAAATGTCCGAAGCCGGTCAAACAACAGTTTATACTGGGTCAGCTTCGGACGTTAACGTTGACAATTATATCGTCAACGTTATTTAAATTAATTAATATAAAAAGAAATCAGATAATTTATAAATCTGATTTCTTTTTTTTATTTAGAGGTTCGTATGCGAAATAAAATTTCACAAGAGCAGGTGATTAGAGAATTAATGCATTCTCTAGACAATCTTAAGAAAGACGCTTATAAGAGTGTTGAAAAGATTTGGAAACATGCTGGTTATAAACCAGAACCTTATAGCTCAATTGATATTATCGATATCTGTGTAATGTTAATGTTTGGTGAATCTAAATATGATGAAAACATTACTAAAAAGATTGATTTTAACAAAAACAAAAATCTTATAAAGAATACATTACTTTCAATGGGTTTCGATTCAACTATTGAAATCCTTAGAGAAATATTGAATTTTGCAGATAATTTTATTTCGAAATTTTCTGATAGATTTAAGATTTTGATGAATAGTGACTTTAAAGATTCTGAAACTATTCTTACTGAAGACGAAGTAATTCGTTTGTATGATTTTATTTTCGGTTTATCTTGGATGTCTACTCATACAATTTCAAATCTTTCATCAATGAGTTCAATTTATCATAATATTGAAAGTCATCCTATTTCAACAACATTGAAGAAGGATTCGCTCAAACGTTACTATTTCAATCATGTTTATGATTTGAAAAATAATGTCAAAATCTTTGATAAAGAAAAAATGTTTTTCGGTGAAACGAATGCTATCATGTCATTCTTTGATTCGGTATGTGATTATATCTTTGGTGATTTTATCACAACATTTAATTCTTTAGATACAATTTTCAAGGATTTAGCAAAATAGATATAAAAGAGAGCTATAAGCTCTCTTTTATATTTTTTATTCTCGACATTTTAATATACTAAATAAGGGGATTATCTTATGAAAAATAATAAACTCTTTGGATTTAGTGATGATGATTTAACTTTTTTATTTGGTAAATATAAAAATAAAGCTGTAAAAAGTTTGGAAGCATTATCAGAAAAACATCCAGAATATACAGACTATGATGCTTTAGATGTAATGTCTTGTGGACATGGTAGAGAAGCATATGTGAAACTTTCAAATCATAGATTAAAATCTGAAGAATACATGAGTACTTTCCAGATTATAAATAATAGTAAATTTTTAGATTTGGAAACTTCTGAAGGAAAAGATAGACATATCTATCGTAATAAAAATCAGTTTAATAAAGCTCCTAAAGATTTAAAAACTATGTATGAATTTGTTAAACGTGGTTATTTTATTAATGAAGGTTACAACCCATGTCATAATATGAAAACAGATGATCCAACATCAAGAAAAGCATCTGTTAGTCGAATGATATATCTTGTTAAACGTAATCTCTTAATGGATTCAAAAGAATCTGGTTTAGGAAATATTTCTTTCCGTGGTACACCAGGTTCATCATTCGAAGGATGTCAGTTTATCTATAATGATAAAACTGGTAAACTCGTAACAGATTGTATCAATCGTGGTACTTGGGATTATGGTAAATATGGTACTCCATCTCATTATGTTTTTGACGTTGAACCATGGATTAAAGAAGGAAATGGTAACAATATTGAAACTCCTGAAATGTTTATTATGAGTATGAAAGACGAACAGTTGTATCTTAAAACATCTTTCAAAAATATAGAATCTAAGAAAGCTGGTAATCTTGGAACAGCTACAGCTGCTGCAATTAAAGAAGGAATGTCTTCTGAATCTATAACTGGTGTAAGTGCTGTATTCGTTAATAATGAACGAAAACGTGCTCATGAAAAATCTATTGAAGAATGTTGCATAAATTTCATCGAACGATGTGATGAGATGCCTTTAAGTTTCCTTGATGCCGATTGGCATAATTATATTTCTTTCTGCACAATGGTTGATGATAAGACTCTTATTAAAGGGTTAGAAATGTTTGTAACAAGTATGGAAAGTGATCCATATGATCTGAAAGATTTAATTTCAGACGAAAATAAAAATAAATATAAACAGTTCTTATTAAAATCATCAATGGTTTGTATCGAACAGGGTAAACTCAAAGCTGGTATGGAACTTAAGAATGATATGCCTATTACTCTTAAGATTAATATGAATTCTGGTTTTTCTACACGTCTTAAAGAATGTGGTAATCAGGATGAAGCTATTAAAGAATTCCATAAGATACGCGATGAAATTATTATTCCTTGTATTTCAGAAAAACTTGCCACTATTGGTTTTAAGTGTAGAATTTTAGATGATGTAACTGGACCTGATAGTTTTGATTCATTTATTCTTACAATCAGTCAGTTAAGAGTTGTTTCTAAAGAAGAAGAAATTCTTGTTACAAATGCACAGAATAAAGTTACACCTAAAGAAGAATTTGCTAAGGAAGAACTTAATACATATCATGCTCCAGAATATTCTTTGGAAGGAGTGTTTGGAACTGTTCTTACAGGTATCGTAGCATCTACATTTGTTATTGGTGTAGTTTCAATTATCGTATTGTTATTTGATAAACTTATCTGGAGTAAAAACAGAAAGATTATTAAAATCATTCAGGAAAATATAAGTATTCTTGAAGAGCCAATTAATAAAGACTATGCTAATTACACATTGCTTTATAATAAATTTATTAAAGATGCTTCATTCATAAATGGACTTTATACTGAAGATAAATATGGTAAATATCAGTACACTACAGAAAATAGTAGATTCTCAAAAGATTCATTCTTAAGAGTGAGTGCTCAGGATTTTGGTAACGATATTGTTACTAAAATATTCTATGCTATTAAAGCTTGTAAGAATAAATATCCTAAAGAAATTAAAGCTATTTTCGATAATATTAAATATACATATGTAGCTGCTGAAGGTAAACCATTATTAGAATTAGTAACAGAGTACAATGGAATGTCTACTACTAAATATGATCCAGTAACTGGAAAATATACAGAAGATCCATCACTCAAAACTAATAAATCGTTTACAGTTGGCGGTTTGGTAGGTTCTTATAAATCTGTTAGAAAACTTATTGCTTCTGAATGTGATAAAGCTTCTCGTAAAGGTTTCTCAATTGTACCAGTATTTATGATAAATGATTATGCAGATTTTACAAACAATGGTGAAGCATTACAGGTTAATCTCGATAAAAAAATAGATCTTGATGTTGCTTTCTATTTATGTATGTCTACAAGTATTGATTATGAAAAATTCATAACATTGAAAAATGTAGTTGAAACCAAAATTGCTGAATAAAACAAATAATTAAAATAGGTAGGCTTCGGCCTACCTAGTTTTTATTTATATATTTTTACACCGACATGTACAAGTAATATATAAAGAGGAGTCTAATATGTTGTCTATTAAAGCTAATTCATTGGTGTCAGACCTTTGTAATAAACATCTAGTAATTAAATTGAAAGAGGTATTTAATTATTTCACTAACAAACACGATTACGATATTTTCTGTGAAATTATCGAAAATTACATTCTTGATGATTATGCTAGAGCAACAAATGAAATGGTAAAAATTATTTGTGAAGATGATGAGGAAGTAGAAATTACATTATTCCAGTTCTTAATCAATCTTTACTTTTTGGAATTTAATTTCATGTATAAGATTCCTATTACTAGAGATTGGATGCAGGATATCGATGTCGATTTCTTGAAAAATTATCACAAGAATCTTGAAAAGATGTGCCAGGAAAAAATCTATCCAATCATTGAAAAGAAGAAAATTAAATCTGAAGAATGTTTCTCATTCATTCTTTCACATATTACAGAACGAATGGAACAGTTGTCTGAATTACTTGCAGCTATTTCATCTCCAACAATTTCGATCATTGATTTGATCGATTTCTGTGGAAGAAATAAAGAATTTAATACTCTTCTTGATACAACTCTTGATGATACAAAATCATCAGCACAATTGGAAGCACAGTTGTCTGCCGATGGACAGAGATTGTTTAACATTATTCTCGATGATAAAAATTCATGTCTTTTCCCATTTGTACAATCAGATTGTCTTTCAGTTCTTCAGTTAACTCAGATGTTCGTTGCCGTTGGTCCACGTATGTCTATCAACAACATCGTTCTTCCACATATCATGAAACGTTCATATTTGAATGGTCTTCAGAATGTTGGTGATCAGATTGCTGAATCTGAACTTGCTGCTAAAGCTCTTATCTATAAAAAGAAGTTCGTAGGTGTTTCTGGTTACATGTCACGTGAAACTAACCTTGCTGGGCTTAATAATCGTATCGATTATAAAATGGATGATTGTGGAACAAAACATTGGATTAACTATGATGTAAAATCTGAAAAACATCTTGAATTAATTGTTTCTAAGAATATCATTCTAAATAATGGTAAACTTAAGAAAGTAACTAAAGGTGATACAGATTTAATTGGAACAACTGTTAAACTCAGAAGTATTTGTACTTGTGCACATCCAAAGAAAGGTTATGTATGTAAGGCTTGTTATGGTAATCCACCAGATTTCAAAGAAACATATAGAATTGGTGGTGCTACATCTACAGAAGTTGAAAATAAATTGTCAAATGCTGTTATGGCTGTTAAACATGCAGCTGGTACAAAAACAAAAGAATTTGATGATAAAACATTGCTTTCAATCTTCAACAATGATGAAAATAGACTTGTATTAAAACGTTTGGAAGATCCTGAAAATACATCAATAGTATTCGATAAGGAATATATTGAAGATATTATTGATCGTGTTCGTAATGATGAATTTGATGATTATGACGATTACGATGATGGTGAAGAAGATGACGATGACGAAGGATCTACACGCGTTGTTTCTAAAATGCTTGTCGATCTTAAAGTTGTAACACGTAAAATTGATGCTAATGGTGAACCTTATGAAGATGAATATATTGTTAAACTTGATGGTTCATTCTTAACATTAGCTGAAGATATGCTTTCTGGAAATAACCTTAAAGCTATCGATCTTCCTATTGATTCTGACGTTGCAGAACTTAAACTTTCAAATATCAAACCTGGAACACCAGTATTTAATATTAAATATATTACAGCTGAAACTTCTCGTTATTTGAAAGAATTAAAGAATATCATTGAACGTTCTAAACCAAATTGGTATGTTAATGATCTTGATACACCATTGAATTCATTTGCAGATCTCGTAATTGAAGCTGGTTTGAAAAATGAGGAATTAGTATTCCTTGAACCTATCATTTATGCTTTAACACGTGATCCTAATAATATTCTTATGCATCCAGATTTCAGTAAAGAAAATCCTGAATATGTTGTAATTAACTTAAAGACAGGTATTTTCAAAGGTGATTTGTTAAGTGCATTAGTATATCAGGAAGTTTCAAAGACATTGAAAGATATTGACTCTTTTGAACGTCCTGAAATTGGTGATGGTATTCACGACTCATCATTCAAAACAACTATCAAGCATGACTTCAATTATATGAAAAAAGCTCTTAAGAAAGCTAAAATAATCTAATTAAATTAACTTAAATCTTACCAGGATTCGTCCTGGTAAGATTATTTTTTTTGTAAGTTATAATATAAATTTTATATATTATAATAC